ATCTCTCGTTGAGTCTGGTCGAGCCGGTCATGCGCTTTGGCTTCGTTGATACAGGTGGTGAATAGCCAGTCCCCTCGCGCTATAAGCTCTTCCTTGCTTGGCCTCATTGCGTTGCCGATGATAAGCAGTGCGATGATCCCAATTGCGATGTAACCCAGTATTTTCATCATTCCCCCGAAACGGTCACAGACAAAGCAATTCTCACAGTTTTGGCGCCTTTACGCATAGCTCTGGATCTCGGACATAGGTCACATATTTGCCACTCGGCGTCGTCTTCGATAGCACCCTACAGTACGTGTACCCCTGATCAGCGAGCTGGCTTTTGAGTTTTTGGTACCCAATAAAGCCTGACACCGCCCCGACAGCCAGGAAGCTGAGCATCAGTATGTTGGCTGCTTTCAATCTTCGGCCGGTCAGCACATCGCTCATCAGCAGGCCTTTCAGCAGACAGACAGGTGAGGTGACGAGCAGCACCAGTAAAACGCCAACAAGGCCTACTGGTGCCCATAGCGTGTGAAGTCCAATCTTCACCACCCCCTCGCCTGCTTGCAGAGCGAAGTACGGCTTGAGTGCGGCTGAGGAGATGAACCACCACGCCCATAGCGCAAACAGGGTTAGAACAACGATCGCGACCGACCGCTTGAGCCTATTCTGTTGTTGCACTGTTGAGCGCCCCCACCACCTTCTCGGATACTTCCCATTCCGAGAACGCTAGGTCGATGATCACATAGGTGGCTATCACAAGAATTGTGCCGACCAGAATTGGAGCCCCGGCCGCAACAGCCAGGAGGAAAACGGCCTCCCCTGCTCCGAATTGAACAAGAGCCTTGAACATGTCGGCGCCGACATTGCCGAACCAATCGACCAGATGAAATTGATCGTTGAAGATCAGGTCATTGGTGTTGATGGCGGCGGAGATGACAAAGGTGACGGCCATGCCGCCCTTGAACCCGGACGCTCGGCTCTGGGGTGAAAGGCCAAGCTGGGTGATTTTCGGGTTGTTGATACGGTACTTGTGCCCGTTAACCTTCAGTCTGACCTCGTTGACCAGAACATGGCGCAGAACCCTGCTGCTGTTGTTCTTGGTGGTAATGGCTATGTACTCTTTGCCGTTGCTCTTGAACACCTCGGCTCTTACCCCCAGGTCGCCGAACTGCTTCACCAGCTCATACGACTTGTAGATAGTCATGCCATAGTCGCCAAGGTCCTTGGTGCTGCTTGCCGCATTGAGCACGTCGGTCCCTTTCTCCTGCCACATGTCCTTCAGAGTGGCCATGGCGTCATCGAGGGTGAGAATGATGGCCTTCTTGTGATTGGCCTCAAGCACATCCCTGAGCTTTGCCGTCAGATCTTCGCCAGTGATCGGGTTGTACGGTGGCCAGAATGCGCCTCTTGTGCCCTCGGCAATGGTCTCTGCCTGCTCTGGCGTGAGTGATGCTGGTGCGGCGCGAGCTGCCGGCGCTTGGTCGCCAATGATTACAGACCCGCCGCCGATGATGACCCCGCCGCAGTCGATTCCGCTACCGGTCAGCGCTGCGGGTTTGCCATTGAAGAAAACAGTGCTTGAACCGGTTGAGATGGTTCTCGGGTGCGGCGGGCTGCCAGGCTTAGCGTGTGGTTCCAGGGAGTCGCCAACGCGGGCGGCTGGCTTGTTATCGATGATGATGTCCGACGAACCGGTGATGATCTTGGTAGGCGGGAAACCGTCGTGGTCTGTGCCGATGTCGCCAATGGTGGCTGCTTTCTTACTCATTGAGGCTCTTCCGTTCAGCTTTAAGATGCGCCAACAGAAGCAAAGAGGCTCCCGTCGGCACGACATAATGGGAGCCTCTAGTGTCTCACACCGAGGATTCGTTCGCTAACTGAGCAGTTTGAGGAGTTTTCCCACGTTTTGCCTTCTCCAGGCAGATCCAGTCACCTGCACATGAAGACAAGACCTCCGGTTTGCGACAGGTTTTGCCTTCATCAAAGAAGTCCATTTCCTGGCCGGTCTTGCCGCAAGTGGGACAAACTGATCTCTGCTTAGTCATCAACTTGAACCTTGGTCACGAGTTTATGCTTGATCGGCCAAGCCTCCCCTTTCTCTGCTGCCTCGAGAACCTCTTTTTGAGTCAGCGTCCGGATCATGCCGCTCGCCTCGTAAATGCGGTCCTCATCCGAGAGTTCGCTGTCAGGAGCATCTTTATACATCTCCTCTGCCAGCACCTCTTTGGCCTCATCAAAAGAGGTGGCGTGGACAATCTGATCCCAATCGGGGTTGTAGAAGACGACGTTCGGGCAATTATCAACGGCATAAACAGTTTTTGACATGGCTTCTCCAAAGGGCCTGAGCCCCGCTATTTGACGGTGTAGGGTTTGATCTGCGGGGAATCGACCCCAACAGCGTCCGCATTCACGAAGATCGGGTGGATGAACACCGGCTTGATCTGTGCTCGCCCCTCCCCGTATCGCTGCATTCGGATATGGCCTCGCCTGAAATGAGGACGAGTAGTGCGATGATACCCTTCTTGTGATGGGCTTGAGAACGAAGTCGGACGGATTGCGTCAATTACGATGCGGTCGTATACCTCAAGCATCTTCCTGGCCTGTTTTGCGGCCTTCTTTGGGCCCAGAGACGCGAGCTTCGACGCCATATCGGTCCGATCGTTCTTCACTTCACGCCTGAAGTCCGCGATGTTGAGATAGAGCAGCACTTTGGACAACCACCGTAGATAACCGGCGTATCTCTCGAGATCGTCCGCGCTCGGGGCGCTCCTGAACCCCGGGGCCACAATGGCGTTGTACTCCAGGAGATCCTTGTTCGAGTAGAACCTGGCATGGCGCTCAATTAGCTCCTGCACCGACATCGCGTCATCCTGCATGTAGATCGACATGTGGAAGACCCCGTCGTCCAGCAGAGAGGTTTTCGCCCTGCCCACGAACATCAGATCCATGATCCTGGCCGGCTGATTCATCTCCATGCCAAGCACTCTGGCCGCCTTTCTGTAACCCGACATCTGAGTTACCTCCCTCTCCACGATGTAGACACCCTGCAGCTGGTGATCACCCGTCTCGTTATTGCGAACACTGAGCGGCATATCGACGTTCCGGTCTCCAAACTCGATGTAGCATGAGGGCATTGGCGAGCGCATGAACTGGCACGGAACGTCCCCGCTCACGTCCGTGCTAAGCAGCGACTCCACGACGTTGTTGGAGATCTCAAACATGCCGCCACCGCTGAAGGAGTGAAATATGGGGTGAATGATCGCGCTGAGTGCCCCGTCATTCACGGTCGAGCGATCTACGCTTTGAGCATCCAGAAAGCGCTGGACGTCTGGGCTGTCGTGGGTCTCTATGAAGTAGAGAACCTCATTCATGTTGCACCCCACCTGAGCCATGCCAAAGATGTCGGCAACCAATTCTGGGCCCAAGAGTAGAGCCGCATTCACCTCCACCCTGCCCAGGTGCATCGTCCGAACCGGATGCGGCAGCGCCATCAGCTTCGGGTCTGTCGAGTCGCAAATGCTCACGTAATCCGGCAGTCGAGCATTCGGATCCTTAAGGGTTCGGTACAGCGCTTGTGCGTCCTTCGTCAGCTGGATCAGCTTTTGCCCGTACCCGGGTGTCTTTCTCCCCGCCTCCACCTTGATAGCGGTCAGCGCCATCGCTGTCATGGTCAATTGTTCTTTTTCTGACCCGTTCATCAAATCACCTCCATGGCCGAAGCTCGGCCGGAACAGTTTTTAAATTTCGAGCACGAACACCAAGCTCGGCTCAAAAATTTCGCGAGGTGTAACTTCGTTGAAAGTTACATGTTTTTGTATCATGACGAGCGAGGAGGCTCTGTTTTTAGCCTTGAAAAACAGCTAGTTACCTCAATTCATGTAACAATATAAAATTGTTACATGAATTAGTTTCAGGGTGTTGATGAAGGGAGGGGGTGGTGTGATATGATATCCGTCAGTAAGTGCTTACTGTCTGCAATGACTGCGGGGGAGGTTTGCAATATTGCGAGTCAGCCTCACACATATCACCTTGGTAGAGAGAGCGCACATTGAGCTTTCTTCCCCCGCAGTGTCCAGAATGCTGGCATTTTACGACGGCTGCCACTGCTGATTTTCTTGCCATTACTACCGTGATCTTACGGAACAAAAAAGGCCGCATTTGCGGCCTTTTCTTTATCACTTTTCCATGTCTTTTTTCATTTTTTCTAGGCTGTTTTGTATCGCTTTATGTGCGTCATTTTGCCGTTTTTCTTCAATCTTTATCTGCTTTCCAAATGCGTTTTCAAGTCCAACAAAGTGAGTTGCAATTACTGTTGTTTTTCCTGAATTTTCTGTGACTGTGAAGTCGATAATGTCCCGCTTGGAAGCTGAGGAATTAACGCCTTGAAGCGTTAGGCTCATGATTCGTTCCAGATCGGTGATCGGCTTGGAAAAGGAGAGTTTGAACTGCCCCTCATCCTCGAGATTGAAGCCTGCTTTGGTCAGTCGCCCTACCAGCTCTGACTTGACTCGGTCGGACGGGGCATTGATATGGATCTCCGGCCTGGACACAACCTGAGCCTGCTCTTGACCGCCCTGTTGGTTGTTAGCTGCACATCCTGTCACGCCGAGGGCTACCGCCACGGCCAAGAACAATACTCGGACTTTCATTTTCGTTTGGGACTCCACTTATGAGATGGAGCAGAATCTACAACAAGAAAAGAGGGCGATCTCGTTTGGGACTCCACTTATGAGATGGAGCAGAATCTACAACAAGAAAAGAGGGCGATCTATATCGCCCTCCTCTCTTACCTCAAATTACCAAAATCTCAAGAACCCCAAGCACTTCGCCTTGCTTCGCACCCTTCTGGCCACCTCGTAGCCTTCCCTTGATCCCTCGCTGTTCGTGTTGCCTTCGATGGTGTAGAGCTTGTCGCCCTCAACCTTCTCAATGATGCCGGTGTGCCCCAGGCCCTTCCCGTAATCCATGATGAAGACGTCCCCGGGTTGAGGGTCGGCAACTCGGCACGATACCGGCGCATCTCGCCACATCTTCAACACGCCGCCGGTCTTTGGGATCTTCCCGATCAGTCCGGCCTGCTTGAATACCCAGTAGACAAACGCCGCGCACCAGGCCGCTGGGAACCCGATGCCTACGGCTGCCAGATACCCCTGAACGTGAGGACCCCAGTTTGAACCTTTGGGGATTTCTTGCTTTCCAACTTCCTTGGATGCTACCTGCAAAACAACGTTCTTAACTTCGTTCATTTGAACCTCCATTGGTTTTAATGAAGGCAGCTACCTACGAATCAATGAAACCAACTCTGAAAGTTGTTTCCTGTCTGCGATGTTATACAACTTCAAACCAAGCTTTAAAGCAATGAAGCAAGGAAACTTTTTATCAAGCTCCATCGCTTCCATTGTTATACCGAAGGATGCTTTGAACGAACCTGAGCCATCCAGGCCGATCACCGATGCGGCCACAGACTGGGCCAGGCTCTTCTCGTGGCCAGAGGCTTTGGCAAACCCTGGGACGCTCCTGATTAGCGTTTTGGTGAGGTCCGTATTGCGCGGATCGACATGCACGATGGCTCCAGTCTGTTCAAAGCCGGGCCAGAACGAGAATTTGCCGCCCTGGAAGTGCTCCATGGCCAAGTTACCAAGGTCACCTTTATGGGTTCGCATCGACATCCCTTTGGCGCTAAGAGCGCTCAGAACCTTCACCAGAACCGGCTCCAGCCCGGGAGGCAGAGATTCCCCTACAACAGCGAACCAACTCATAGCTTCGACAGGTCCGCCTCACCAGACAGCAGTTTTGCCAGCACCTCTGGCGGGAGAGCTGAAACCAGCTGCTTCGCCTTGTCTTCGTTCTGACGCTGACGCTCCTCCTCAATTTTCCGCTTGCGGACCATCGACTCAACGGCTGTCTTGACCACATCGGTATTGGAGAGGGTGATGTCTATGAGGTATCCCAAAAGCTCCGCCTGTGTGGTGTCGAACTTACGGCAGGCGTCGCGCAACTTCCGGTGCTGAGCCGGGCTGACCTCAAGCGTGACTCGTTTGATCTCTGTACTCACTTACCCTCCTACTCGTTGAAAGCCGTAATCGGCGATATTCCAGTCCTGATCCACACGAAGCAGATGTTGGGGCCGGTCTTTTTGGCTCGGAGGCCTCGCCCTATGCGCTGCCGGTTTGCCACCTCTGCCTTCCCTCCGCCGGCCAGCACAATGCACCCAACAGATGGCACATCGACGCCAACATCGAGAATGTTCGTCCCAATGAGGACCTGAATCTCTCCAGTTCCGAGCTTGGACAGAGCTCTCTTGCGGCCCTCCGCATCGTCGTCACCGTTGATGAACTCCGCTCTCATACCGACCTTACCCAGCAGCTCATTGATCCGGTCGCCGTGGTTTCTTCTCTGAACAAGAACCATCGAGGTCAGGCCGTATCTGCTCATCCGGATGCACTCCGCGACGATGCGCTTGTTTCGCCAGTCGTGATTGACGATCCCGACGTCATAGGCTCTTTGATAGGCAGTGCTGCGGAATAGCTTCGGAGGCTTCTGTGTGCGGCTGATCTGGAAGATTGGAGTGGCCAGGATCCCCAGATCGATAAGCTGCTTCTCGCTCACTCGGATACCGACACCGCCTGATACCGCCATCAGTCTCATGTTTGACTCAGCATCGTCCCTCATAAACGGGGTGGCGGTCAGGGCGAGCCGGTAGTTGGCGTTCGTGCAGGACTGCATCAGATCGAAGTAGCTGTTGCCGCCGGCCTCGTGAGCCTCCTCTGCAATTACGAACTCAAAGCTCTTCAAGAGCTCCAGAGTCTCAGCCCTGTTCTTGGCCTGCGTTTCGAGCTTGCGCTCGATATGAACGGCCAGATCAGCGTCAGACATGCGCTTCTTGGCCAGATCTCGCTTGAGCTGTGCTATGGCCTTGGTTCGCTCGTCATTGGGCGCTTTCTTGCGAGCAAGTCTGGCCGTGAGGTTCTGGATCTCCTTCTTCTCTCGCTCGGCCTGCGCGACCAGGTGCCTCTCTATGAGCTCGTCAGCGGTGTAGTTGGCCAGCCTGCTTGCGAGCGTCTGCACCATGCCGCAGACGAGCGGGCGATCTGCTTGCCAGATCGAATCCCCAACTATCCCGACCTCTTGATCTCCAAATGACTCGCGGCAGGCGTCGGCGAACTGGTACATCAGAGCTGATCGAGTGGTCAGGAACAGGGTCTTTCTCTTGATGCGAGCATAAGCGAGCCTCGCAACACGCGACTTTCCGGCGCCGGTCGCCAGCTGGGCGGTCATCATCCCGAACTTTTCCAGTTTCCGGACGGTCTCCATCTGGTATGCGTACCGTGGATCAAAGCCAAATGCGTCAACGACCGGAGTCTCCGGCCCCAGCGGCTCAGGCAAAGGACGAGTCACATGCTGAACGAGGTAGCCGGCCTCTCTCAGCTTCCGTCTGACGACATAGCAAAAGCCCGCTGGGAAGCTGTTTGTCTTGAATGAGAAGAACGTAGAGCGGCCATCCCACCCTGGGCGCTTCGTCATGTGCTCAAACCCCTCCACCGAGTAACTCAGGATGTCCGAGACGAGCAGCCTCAGCTCCTTCGGAGGGTCGATCAGTTTCGCGTTAACCGCATTGGACACCATTTTTACGATCATCGGATTGCCTAGCTCTTATACTTTGCTTAACCTATCAGTAAGTGTTTACTGACCGATAAGGTCGGATAAATGTTCATTAAACACGCACTGAGATTATCACAATGAGCAAGGAAAAACTGAAGTTTACCTTCGAAGACCCACGGCATCTCGTTAAGAACAAATGGAACCCGAACAAGATGTCCCCCGAGGAGGAGGCCAAGCTCCGCAACAGTCTGCAGAAACATGGCCATGTCCGTCCGATTCTGGTTCGGACCCTGGAGGACGGGACTCTGGAAATTGTTGGCGGCGAGCACCGCGTCGAGGTTTCCATCGATCTTGGCATGACCGAGGTGCCGGTTATCAACCTTGGCCAGATCAGCGACGAAGACGCCAAGCGGGCGCTGATGATCGACAACTCCCGCTACGGGCACGACGATGCCGGCCTGCTGAGCGAACTGCTGACCGGGCTTGGTTCGGCAGACGAACTGGCCGAGTGGATGAACATGGGCGTTGACGAGCTTGGCGCATTGCTTGGCGCATCGGAGTCGCCCGAAGAGGCCGATCTGTTGGGCGCCCTGGATGATCTGGACGCCATGGACGAAGAGCCGCTGGCCGCGCCGGTTCGTGAGATCCAGACCCATCAGGCGATGAAGTACAAGGTGCCTGTGGAGGACTCAGAGTTCGTGAAGGACACGATCGAGCGGATCATCAAGGAGCAAGGCATCACTGACTCGGACTCCGCTATTCGAGCGGGAGAAGCATTGCTTTGGCTATGCCGCAACTACGAAGAGAGCTTTGGCGGTAAAGAGCCGGCCCGCACCGAGATGCTGACCGACGCCGAGCTGGATCTGCTGGCCGATTTTGGCATGGAGGATCTAAATGGCTGATAAGAAGACCAAGGAGCTTGAGGAGTGGGACATCTCCAGGCTCATCCCCTATGAGAAGAACGCCAAAAAGCACCCGAAAGAGCAGATTGCCAAAATCGCCCGCTCCATCGAGAAGCACGGCCTGATCAACCCGCCTAACGTCGAGCCGGACGGCACTTTGATCACCGGCCACGGCCGAACGCTTGCCTTGATCGAGCTGGGCTGGAAAAAACTGCCTGTTTTCGTGCGTTACGACCTGACAAAGGCCGAGGCTGCCGCCGCTCGTCTGGCCGACAACAAGGTCAGCGAGGGCGACTTCGATACCAACATCCTGCAGGAAGAGCTCCGTTGGCTCGCTGAAGAGTCGATCGACCTCTGTGACCTGGGTTTTGACGACCGCGAGCTCAATTTCCTGATGGAAGACCTTGGCGAGATGAGCTCCGATCTGCTTGTCGAATACCCGGGCATTTCCGAAGAGATGCCGGATGTTTCCGGCGAGGACGAGCATGTTGAGGATCTCACAGAGTCTCGTGTTCCGCTGGCCAAGGTATTTGGAGTGAAGGATGTCTCTGCATCACAAGCTCGGGTCTTGACCCGATTCCTGGCTCTGGTCTCTCACGGAGAGCCTGGCGTTAATGGACTCGTCCGTCATGCAGAGGAGACCCTGTTCAATGCCTAGATGCCTCCATCGAGAGAGAGGCCTTGATTTCCAACATGTTGTCGCTCTGGGCGCCTCCCCCGACTATTTCCAACTCGGGGATATGCGGGTGATGAACGTGTCCAGAGTGGACAACAAGACAGGCCGGCAGCCAGCTGTCGGCGATGTCTTTATCGATGGCCAGCTGATAACCCAAGAGGCGTTTGCAGAGCGCTTCGAGGTCATAGACCCCCTCTCCCACATCGAGGAGGTCGAAGACCTGATCGAGAATGTTGAGTTCGCCAAGGCGGGCCCAACCACTATCTGCATCCTGAATCTTAAAGATGGAATCCATATCGTCGGACACATTAACCCACCGGTCGGTGACTTTTTGACGAGCGAGGAAGGGGAGCAGCTGGCCTATGCCGATGCTGTGAAGAACCTCGCCGGTTTGGAAAGCCACCGTATCGCGAGGCGGTTCGCCGCCCAGGAGTTCGACAGTGACCCAGAAGATCTACAACCACACCGTTGATGTCCGCTTCCAGACGAGCGTAAAGCGGTCAAAGCGAGTTCTTGAGGTAGCTGAGGCCTTCGGCCTTGGCGTTTCAGAGCAAGAGTTCGTGGTCTACGACAACCTCAAGTTCCAGACCAGACAAGGCGACTGCATCTACATCACCGGTCAGTCCGGTTCCGGCAAGTCGATCATGCTTCGCGAGCTCGCCCGCCAGTATCGCGATGACTACGGGCTCAAGGTGGCAACCCTGAATGATGTCGAGTTGGAGGATGTCCCTCTGATCGACCAGATCGGCAAGTCTACCGAGGAGGCCTGCAAGATCCTGTCAAAAGCAGGGCTCAACGACGCCTATCTGTTCATTCGCCGCCCGTCAGAGCTCTCTGACGGCCAGCGATACCGTCTGATCATCGCCAAGCTGCTCGATGCCGGCGTTGATGTCATCGCAGCAGATGAGTTCGGGGCGATCCTCGACCGGACTACCGCTCGGGTGGTGGCCTATTCGGTTCGTGCGATGTGCGAGAAGGCCGGTATCACTCTCATCGTTGCGACCACTCACAAGGATCTCATGTGGGATCTCCGGCCGACCATGACCATCGACAAGCGGTTCGCCGACGAAATCTCAATCCGGGTTGCTGACCGAGAAACCATGGCGAGGTACTGACTGTGAAACTCCCCTATTACCCAATCGAGATGTTCCGCTCGGGATTCTATTTCTTCACCGGTCCGTATCAGCGCGTCCTGGACTTTCTGGCCCCAAGGCTGAAAGAGAGGGACTGGGAGATCACAAGAGACGACCTGGAGGACTGCGGTGGCTACTGCATGAGTTTCACGACTGCCAACGGCGTTGCGAACCTGATCTGGGTGCCAGACGTCGAGGATGAGTTCGTTCTGTTCCATGAGGCTCTGCATTGCTCATTCAACATCCTGAGACGAGTAGGCATTCCTGCCGACGCTGACAGTCAGGAGGCGATCGCCTATCTGCAGGAAGAGGTCGTGAAGGGGTGCCGAAAGGTGGCCAAGACCTTCAAGTACAAAGACCCGGTCAAGGCAGAACGAGGCGATGGACAGAGCGTTGTTGCGAGCGCTCACCGTATCAGTAAAGGAGGTTTGTGATGATCCCATTGGTATCCAGTGTTCTTGAGACGGTGAGCAACGTGGTCTCTGGGACTGTCGGCAAGTTCATCGAGGACAAAGACAAGGCGAAGGAGCTGGAGACTGCTCTGACTGCTCAGCTAACCACATCGGTCGTAGAGCTGCTTGGCCGTGAGGTTGATGCTCAGAAGTCTGTGATTGTGGCGGAAGCCCAAGGCGAGTCATGGCTGCAGCGAAACTGGCGCCCGATCATCATGATGGCCCTTTCAACAATGGTCTGCATCTACTGGATGGGATGGACCCATCAGGACATGGATCAGGAGGTCGTGCTCAAGATCCTGGACATCGTCCAAATCGGTCTAGGCGGCTACATCGGTGGCCGAACCGCAGAGAAACTGGCCGACAAAGGGGTCGAGATTTTCCGCGCCCGGGCTGCAGCTATTTCTGCCGGCTCCTATCAAGAGGGCGGCAAGCGATGAGTGAGACCATTATCACCCGCCACCCTGAGTGTGAGAGCAGGCTTTTCAGCCTGCTTGAGCACATGGTTGTCGAGGTTGGCTCGAAGGAGGATTGGGACAAGCTCCATCACCTGCACTACAAGGCCGAGAACTTGCCTCCCGCGCCTCGATTCTGGCGATGCCGTCTGACCACGACCAACGACATTGTCGCCGTTGTGGTCACCTCTTCCGTCGCCCTGTTGCTTGGCCCGCGCCACGACATGCTGCCGAAGCTCAAGCCTGGCGCCGATACAACTTTGACCAATAAACATCGTCCTGCCTGGCTGAATGCAAATATGCGTCGGATCGGGCGCATCGTGACATCGACAATGTACCGCGGGACCGGTGTTTCCTACCGGATGATGAACCTTGTTTGCCGGATGGAGGGTAAGCGCTACATCGAGATCGTGAGCTCGATGGCCAAATACAACCCGTTCGATACAAAGGCCGGGTTTGTCAGAGCGCCTTTGCGTAGGGCTGCGGCCTACGAGGTTGGCCTGAAGTTTATGGCTGAAACATTCGAATGCCATCCGGCCGATCGCGAAGCGGTTTACCAGGAGCTCATTTCACAGCCGAAGCCAGTCTACCAAGCGCTGCGGAAGCAGATGATCGACTTCTACTACCGACACAGCTCTCGCGAAAAGACCGGCCAGAACCTCGGCAAGACAGCTGACGACCTGATGACGATGAGCGATCACGACCTTGTGCGGGAGCTGCAGCAGCTCATCTTCGGGTACACCGTTTACGCCCTCTATGAGAACCCTGATTGGGGCAGGCCTGTGCCCGCCTCGCTCCCTCTCCTGGCATTTGACCGACAACCTGTAAATCAACCACTGGAGCTCTCATGATCCTCACCATGCGAATGTTCCTCCTGATCGAGGTAAT